TTATTAAATAAATTATTAAGTCCAAAGAATCTAAAAGAAGTTAAAACATCTTCTTATATATTCTCTTCTAAAGAAAATACAGCGAGTAGAAATACACCGATACCAGTTTCATATGGTAGATTAAAAATAGGAACGCATATTGTTAGCAGTGTAGGATTTAATTTTGATTTAAGTTATGTAACTAATAATCAATCTTCTCAAACTTTAAATACTGGAACAACATCAGTTGGCCTTGTAACAGCTTCAATAAAATGAAAAAAATCATACTGCATGGATTATTGAAGAAAATGTTTTGTGATTCATTTTTCGTTAAGGCAAATGAATTAAAAGATATTTTTAAATGTATGGCTGCAAATACAAAAGATTATTCAAGTAAAATGAATAAACTTATAAAAAAAGAATATGGTTTAGCGTTGGTTATTGATGGAATTTTATATCATGAAGACGAAACAGAATTAGATAATTTTATAAAATTAGCTTCTGAAATAGAAATTTTTATATGCTGTGGTTTTAATTTTATACTTAGTTTAGGAGGAACTATAGCGGCAGCTTTAGCTAAATTAACTTGGGTATCGGTGGCTAAGTTTATTTTATTTATAGCTATAACTATCGGAATCAGTTATTTAATTACAATGCTTTTAAAACCGGGAGATCCAAAACAAATTAAAACTTCTTCTTTTATTTTTTCTGGAAGAGATAATATAGCAGCAAGAAATACACCAATTCAATTGGGATATGGAAGATTGAAAGTGGGAACAAATGTTATAAATGCTGTATTATTTAATTTTGATTCATCTTATAAAAACATAGCAGGAAACAGTCTTCAAACAGAAGTGGGTGTAGGAAATTATTCATCAAAAATATGACAGAAAATTCTAGTTTAGATCAATTTGGAACTAAAATGCTTGACTTCTTAAATAAGAAGGGTTCGTTTGCGCCTTTCGCTTCCAATTCAAACAATGGAATCCTTGAATCAACAACAAAATATTATGTTCAAGATTTAATAGGAGAGGGGCCATTAGCTGGATTAGTTGATCCTGATGGAAATGAGCTTGTGCTTTTTGATGAAGGACAAAATAATAGTGAGATATTTAAAGGTATTTATTTAAATGATTATTCAATAAAAAATCATTTAACTAATACTTATAATTATAATAGATTAGAGGTTTATTCAAGAGCTGGAACAGAGTTTCAATCTTTTCTTTCATCTGAAGGAAGTTCTATATCTGATACCTTTTTATTTTCAAATCCTGGAGTATCTTATTCATTAGATAAAACTTTGTATGGGCTTAATGAAAACGCAAATGCTATAACTTTTACATCGACTCAAACGCACACTTCTAAATTAAGAGTAGTGAAGGGTTATGTTCCAAATATCTCAAACACGACTCAATCAACTACAATAAGTAAAGAAGAGCAAAATTTTTTAAATTCTCCTTACGCTGGAGTTGCAAGATATCAGCAAAATTTTTATAGCAATACAAATATACAAAAAACGCAGTCACAACCTAGTGAAACATTTGATGTATCGGCTTTCAGCGATTTTAATTTTCAAACATGTTTTGGAGCTTATCATGAAATAAAAGATGTTAATACTGATTTTTTAATTCTTAGTTTAAAAATTCAAGCGTTATATACAATTGACAAAGGAAATACAAATCCAAATACAACTAATTTTGGTATTAAAATTGGATATAAATTAAGAGATGATTATGCTTGCTATATTGTTCATAGAGTGACTGGAATTGCCAGTTCTCCATATCAATTTGATTTATTTTTTGATGTTTCTGATTTTGATTTTACTCTTGGACCATATATAAAAGTATTCAATTTAGATAAAAAAGTTGGTCCTACAGAAAACAAAATTGGAAGAGTAATAGGTGTTTCTTCTGTTACTGAAATAACATCTTTAAAATTTAGATATCCAAATAGTTGTTATTTTCTAAGCGTATTTGATGGAAGAGGTTTTAGTCAGCCACCAAATAGACAGTTTGATTTTAAATTATTGAAAATAAAAGTTCCTGAAAATTATGACGCAGAATCTAAAACTTATGATGGGTTTTGGAATGGAGAATTCGATTCGGTGCTTAGATGGACAGATAATCCAGCTTGGATATTATACGATTTAATAACTAATTATAGATATGGATTAGGAAAATTCTCCTTTCAAGAAAGTTTGGCTGATAAGTGGAGCATGTATAAAATAGCAAAATATTGCGATGAACTAGTTCCAACTGGAAATGCATCTAGATATAAACCAGTAAGAATCAATAATATTTATAAAAATTATATAACTGTTCAGTCTATTCCTGCAACTGAAACAGTTGATTTTAAAACATATTTTCCAATTGGTTCTAAAATAGATCTTGTTGATTTATCTTTTATTGAAAAATTTGAAGACGGTGAACTTACAACTAATTTTAAAAGTTTTAAAAAAATCATTGTTTCCTGCAATTGGAATAAAGAAGTATTTTTAAAAGAAACTGGTCTAAACACTCATATATATAGGAGTTATTTAAACAAT